AATCCAAATGCAGGAATACGAGTGGGTTCAAACCCTGCTTCCTTGACGCGTGTCCAATCTGCGGAATACCAATACGCTTCGATCTCTCCTTGCTTGTTAGCCTTCTCGGGACGTAGTGTTTGAATAGGCCAATGAGTAACCTTAGCGTACTTCTTCCCGTTCTTAGACTTGATCAATTGGAATGAAGCCTGTCCTAGTAGCTTGAGATCTAACGAGATTTTGCGCAGGCAGTCGTCTGTGAATAGCTTTTTTAGCTCCAAGTATCCTTGTAGGTTACGATCTGCAGAAACAGCCTCTAAGCCCTGCCCATAGATAAGGTCTGCAATGCCTTTGATCGCAGCATTATTCGTAGGACTGCCGTGATACAGGTCAATGAGGTATTGATAGTAGTCATTGCCCTCCCCATATTCAACGTAGTTCTCTTGTTTGTTTTCTACGATCTTAGGACTTGTGTAGCTATTGAGTTGTAAGAACCTCATAATGTCAAATAGGTGTTGTCATTCGCGCTTGGAAGCGTGTTGTATTCATAATAAATTGAGAACGTCTCGGGGTTTTGATCGTGATCGTAACTGAAAGCCACACCTCTAAAGATCTCGTATGTCGTAGCCCCTATGGTCTTGAAGGCGTATATCTTATACCACCTTTGATCCGTTGCTGCAAACGTGAAGTCAAACGTGATCGATCGATTCGATTCTGTAGCCGTCAAACTTGCAACATTGACTTCCCTGTTAGTCTGCTGATCCGTTATCTTCAAGGTGTAAGTCCCTGCACCCTCTTTGTACCTAGGGAAACACTTGAAACTTTGGTCTGTGCTATTCGCTTTGAATAATATCATATCAATATAACGTGCTGCGCTTCATTTGTCATAGAATGCAAAAAGGGGGCCGCTCTCACAGCCCCCTCAACCAAACCAATAAACTAGAGACCCGCTCTAACTTATATCCCAATATACAACTTTTTTTAAAAGCTAAAATCATAGTATTCGTCCATGTACCCAAAAACGATATTCATAGGGTACCATTTATTTTTGTTCCACTCGTCCCCGCCTTGGTATCTCCATTTACCCCATTTAAAGCGTAGCTCCTTGGTGTAGCCTGTGCGCTCATACCTATAGTTTTGCGCTTCCGACATGCCCCGATCGTCCGTGCGTATGGCTCTCGCCTTTTCTATAACGCAGCGCTTGCCGTCTGTAGACACCTCATTTACAAAGTATGCCTTACGATCAGTCCACATCAATTCTGTGGCACCCTTTCCCACCACAGGAGGGGTAGGGTTGAAGCTTTTCAAATGGTTCATTAACGAACCTGTTTCTGTACCTAGTTTCATATTGCTTGTCATTAAAAATTAGTGTTAAATAAATCAGCCTGCCCGTCCTTATTGGCCTTGGTGCTGCGTGCCTTCAGCATGGCCATGGCACCGCTCATAATCATGTCATGGTTTAGATCCTCCTGCACCTTTTCATACAGCACCGCAAAGGCAAGGGAGGTTATATTCGTCAACGGGCCGTACGTATCTACCAAGTCACTCCAATCATTGGGGTAAATGGCGTTCACAATAGCCCAACAATCGGCATAGTAAATGCACTCATTTTCGATCGTTTGGTGTACCAATTCATCGATCATCTCCTCATCGAGGCGGCCGTCTTGGGTTTCGAGTTCATAGCTAACGTTTTCGATCACGTGCTTGCGAAAATCCGAGTAGTAAAAAGTTTTCATAGTATTGCTTGTTATGTTATAGTCCAAAGGTAAACCTTTTTTGCAAATAAAAAAAATAATTTAAAAAAAATTAACGGGCGTCCATTAAGGCCGATTCTACAGCCGCTACGAAACCCGACAAAACCGCGTCACGCTTGCCACCTATATTCCATGTAGTTAATTCCTGCATAGAGTATTGCGGGTCATACGTTTTCCAATCGTAGATCGTGTAGTAGCTTTCTTCGAATAGTATGCACCACTCAAACTGCACCTTATCGTCCCCACTTGGTTCGTCAAATACGGGTTCTCCAAATAATTCGCATAGCTGCGTGTACGTTACGTCCATAAGGTAGCCCTTTAAAGAGGTGCCACCTGCTTCATAAAGTGCCGTTTCAATGTCTTGTACGGGCCACAGGTTGTTTTCAATTGCGTGTTTCATGTCTAGTACTGCTTTTATTACTCTGCTAATATATACATTCTTTTTTAAATACCAAAAAGAAACTAAAAAAAAGTGACCCCATTACTGAGGCCACCTTCGCAGACAGAGAAAACAGGGATCTCTATATATCCGAGATGTTTGTTGCGCTGACCGTCACACCTACTGCTGTTAGAGTGTCGTCTAAGAATTCTGCAGGTTGACGCTCCATACCTGTTAAGGTAAGAGAGTAACCACTAGCATCGGCCATAGCAACCCCTCTAGTGATGTTTCCTGCAGTAACGTCCATACCGAATTCAGCACCCGCTAAAAAGATATTTCCGTTGTTATCCTCTACGAATACGTGAGGTCTGTTAGCTACAATAAACTTTAACTCCTTGTGTGTTTTAGGAGTTAGTTTCTTAAGGTTCAACGTTAGGACCTGCTCGTAAAACGTGGTGCCATTTTCACGTGACGTAGTGATCGTCTCGTTAAAGTCGTTGTTTCCTTTTAATTCGTACTTGAACGTTTCAGGTGTATTTGCGATCGCAGAGATCTCCCCGTCAGTTCCATTGAATGTAATATCATCGAAACCGAATGCGTCAAAGTTACTTAGGTAGACTGCTTTTAATCCACCTACTACATCTTTACAAGGCTCAAGACGGCCCGCTGCTATTTGACATGCCATAGTTATAAGTATTAAAAAAGGGCAGACAAGCAATCGCTCACCTGCCCTCTAGTTGTTATTAATCTTCTACTACGCTGCTGCGTAAAGAACTACGTCCGAACCAATTCCGTACTGAACACCTGCTGTGTAACGCATCACAACGCGGACATTTTGCGATCCTGTGGTTTCAGCCATATCAATGACCTTGACTTCATTATGGTCGCTAAGCAAACCTGTACCGAACATCAAGTTTTCCTTGATCGTAGCTACCGCTGTGTTATCAGGTAATCCGTTAGCAACGAAGATCTTCACTCCATCAAAGTTCAAGTTGCCTCCGTTGTACCATGTAGTACCTTGACCATTCAAACCATTGGCACCCAAACCTCCTGTAGCAAAGCCTCCAAGAGCGCGTACATAAGCGCGAGCGATGTTTTGAGATACGTAGATGTAAAGATCTTCGCGTCCGTATAAGGTCGATGGAATTTCGTCTACGATATTTCCTAATTTTTCGATCACGTTTGTAGCTGTGACTGCCGCGTGTCCTGCAACGTCATTAACGGTTCCGTCAGCCTTCATAAGAGTAACAAAGCCGTCAAATTCGCCTGCTGTAGCGTTCACACCGCCCCAAATAGTGTTCTCGGTTTTTTGAGCAACCTTAGCAGCAACGTGAGCCAAAAGGAAGTCACTAAACTTTGGAGGCAAGTTGTCGAATGCTGAGTAACCCATTTGCACAGCCTCCCAATCCGAGCGGAAGTCTTTCTTACACAATTCTAGATTCACTTGAAATTCTTCGGGCTGAAGAATGCGTTCTGCCAAAGTGATAGTAGAAGTATCTGTGAAGTCACATGTAGCGTTAGCTACGATCGCGTCAGTAGATAAGGTTTTGATTACCTCTTTGTACTTAACGTTAGGTTTTACCAAGATCCCGCCTTGGTCGATAGTGTTAGCAGATAAAAGCGCAGCCGAGATATACTGACCCGCGAACTCACCTGCATAGCTTGTCGTGATAGACACATTAGTTGCCATAATCTTTAATTTTTAAAAAGTGTTTCTATTTGTTTTTGATATTCGCGATTCTCTCAAATACTCGCGATGTAGTGTTTTGAGCGCCATTTTGACCAAATCGCATTTTAGCGCGTGGCTCTCCATTGCCTTCAGGGCTGTGTGACATGCCCGTAGAAGCAGGTTCCTCGCTTAGCTTAGCTTGCACCTCTTGAAGATCCTTTTCTGCTGTAGATAGCATTAATTCGGCTTGCTCCTTTTGAGATGTCAGGTTAGCTACTTCTTCCTTGTACGCATCTAGTTGTGCTGCAAACTCCGACTTCATCTTCTCCATTTCCGCAAAGAATGTTTCTCGTGAGATCGTTTCGCTTTCCACAACCTTCTTAGGTGCCGCTTCGCCTTCGTTTGTAGCCTCTACTTCTTCGACTGCCGCCTCTGCAGGTGCTTCTGCAGGTGCTTCTTCTTCGCTAGCAGGTTCTACAATTTCAGCAATGACACCGCTTTCGTCTACCACCATGACTTTGCCGTCCTCTAACGAGTAAGAACCTTCAGGCATAGCCATTTTCTCTTTGTCCTCTGTAATGACAAATACTGCTTGACCTGCTTGGAATTCTTCGGCTTCAACCATAGTGCCATCTTCTAGCTTCATTTCAGCTAGTTGCACTTCCGTAGCTTTTTCCTCGTTCATGCCGAGAGCTACCATAATCTTGTTTAATGTTCTTGTTGCATCCATATCAATATAACTTGAAGGTTTTTCTATGTCGTATTTTTAGTCCTCTA